GTTTTTTTTTTTTTTTTTTTTTGGAGGGGGTGGGTTTCGGCATCAACCCCTTTTTGGGTTTAACCCCCCCCCCCCCCTTTTTTTTTTTTTCCAGCTTGGGCCCAAATCCCCGGGGGGCTTTCCCCACCGTGTTGCTTCACTTAAGAAGCTGGGCCAAAAACCGACGCAAGAATCGGTTCTCTTCGGCTCGATGATCACGTCTACGAGACCAGTTTCCTGGTCCCCGACGCTTTCGTTCGACCTAAGGGCCCATGCCAGGTAAGCACCCTCGACTGCCGGGAGGCGTCGCTGGGTGGAGCGAAAGACCTTGCATTGAATCCCAAAATTGGGATCTGATGGTCTGGCCTTGAAGTAGTCCGCAGGGACTACCCAAGCGTCATCACCGGAAACCCCTAAGGGAATCTGGAATTGACGAACAGCTTTACCAGCTTGATAGCAGATCGACCAACTCCTCTTAACCTCTGGATAGAGGGTCTTGGAGTCGGAAAACCTGTCAGCAAGCCGGATAAGTCTGTTAGCAGCCCGAATAAGCTCTTCAGCAAATTCGATACGCTCTTTCTGAAAAATAGGTGTGACATCTACGCCCTTAAAGTAATGTTTGCCGCAGGATTCGAAGAAATTTCCGCTCACGTAGCTTTTCGCTTCGTTTGTTGAAAATCCACAGAACCCCAGGACATCGATTACTTTACTCGCTATTGCGTGCGGGCAAATTATGTCGTCACCGTAAATCAGGATCTCACCTTCCACTGAACAGGCATCTTTAACGGCCGAAACGAGAGCCCAAAAGATGAGGGATTCGAGTTCAAAAGTGAACCCGTTGCCCATAGACGAAAACTTTTCTAGGTGCACTACCTCTCCAGAAGGAAGGGTAGCATACTTCGAGCGGCAATCATCTAAAGCCAAAGCCCATTCGATGGGAAGAAGCTTGAAGACTAGCTCCTTGCACATGGAGTCAGAAGCCGCCTTAAGGTCTAAGGTCGACAGTCCGTCTTTGTAAGCGCGAGAAGCGCCACGCTGATTAGGACCCTGGTCATCCAGGTCGACTCCCACACGCTTCAAACGCCGACGGAACCAACCACCAAACCCTTTCTGAACGAAAGAGTTAAGTCTTGGCTCTTTGGCAATAACGCGGTGTGTTTTAGCGTTTTTCGCTACGGTATCTACAGCACAGCTATCTGTGAACAGAAAAACTGTGGGCAAGAGCGAATAGGGTAGATGAATATCATCAACACCTATCTGTAAGATTACCGACGACCAATGAAGGTCGGTCTCTATAACGCTTCGAACAAAAGAAGCGTTACTACGAGAACACGAGAACGGAACTTCGCAAAGTTTTGTGTCCAGATAAGCCTTCCGACGTGGAACATCGTCGGTTGCTCCAGGACCCCACCCTAACCAAGGAGACACACAGAAATAGCTAAAAGGCCCGAGAAGCGAAGCGATTTTTCTCTGAGCAAGGTGAAATACCTCACTCAAGAAGGGGTCTAACCCTTCATCGCAACTCTTCAAACGGCTATTCGCTAGACGGCAGGTCTGCTCAGAGGATTTGAACCTCTGAAGGGCTTCTGCTTCAAGATCAAGATCAGTCTTTAACCCCTTATACTTTGAAAGATAAGAGGCTACGAGATAATCTTGCTCGAAACGTACGCGGTCTTGGTAATCTCTCACCGGTAAATCGAAGTTGGCGAGGGCAAGCTGATTATGCTTGAACCTTAACCAACAACCGAGAGAGATCGGCGAATTCACCGATTCACACAAAGCGAGGTAAACCTCACCCATAAGAGAAGACTCTTCATGTTTCACGGCAACATCTCCAGGCACGAGAGGTTTTAGCCTCTCACAGGTTCAGAAGGTCAGTAAACGTTCTGCAGATTTTCGACCATGTTCGTGACTTGCGTCTCGGCCATGAGAAAATCGACGTACTTGCGCAGATCCTTCCGATCCTGCAACGTGCCCCGATCGGAGATGATGAACTCGACGTTGCAGCGAGGCACGTACGCGACGACGTTCGGAGGCGTGAGCCCCGCGTCATTCGTACCCAGCGTTTCCAATTTCGGGGTGTGAATCCCGATTTTGATTCGGCTGGTGCCTTGAGCAGCATTGCGACCCGGGGTGCCGATTGGCGCACGAACGAGCTGGAGCGAGATCCGATTGTAGTTCAACGGACTCGTGCCAGTTTGATCTTCGTACCACCAGGCACCTAGGGTATCGCACCCGAGGGGGATGAAGGTGTGAGCCACAGGGGTCGCCTGTGCGTCGTTCAGAACGATATTCGCGACTGCGGACATAAGGATAAATCCTTTGAAAGGAGCGGAAACGCAACGGTTTATCCGGCTCGGTTGAATGCTTGCCTTGCTAAAGGGTCAATTTAAAGGCTAAATGCCTACATAGACTTCAACGCTTGGGCAACAACTGACTAAGAAGTGCCGCCGCATTGAGGAGGCGTGTAGAACCCAAGTCCGTCTTAAGACTTGGAGCACGGGGCAAGGGCGATGATCCGAGGATCAGACGCTTCTTGTTAACGTACCGATACGAACCAGTTACTGCGATTGAATCCGTGTAAGAACCCGGATTCGCTTTCAGACCCTGAACGTAAAGAGTACCCTCGTTGAGAACGGTTTCAACTGAGTAGCCGTCAAGAAAAGACGAGCTATACAGCATAGCGTTCTCCAGATTCCGCACGAATCCTCCTACGTCATAGAACCAATCGACGACAAAGGAGTACGGAACCAGTTCCCAGGCTACACTCACCGGATTTAACGATGAGATCTGTGCGATATCTTCAATGGTATCGCCTGCAAGGGCAAAACGGCAAACAAGCTTACAACGTTTGGAAACGCTGTAATCCATTTTGCCATCAATGCCCGCTCCAAGTGGATTCGTGATGACTTTCGTCCCACGGTCACGCGAGGAGGCGGTGGCCGAAATAGCGAACCAGGTCTTTTGAGGACGTTGGAACGTCTTTACAAGCTCACCAACTGACTCGTATACGGGCTTCCACCCATATACGAACTGCAACCACGCCGAACCCCAATACTTCGGGTTCATTGTGGCCATTCTTGCGAGAGCCCTACGGCAGTTTCCAGCGCTTCGAAGCACCGTAGCCACCATCTGCTTGGTTTGCTGACCCTGAAAGAGGTCAACAGTCAGATCAAGCTCCCCACGAACCTGCTCGTACAAGCGGGACAGCGCTGTGTTGTACACATTGCTGCTGAAAGCGGTATCCGGTGTCGAGGCCAAGAGCGTTTGAGGAAAGTCTCCAACCCAAAACTGGGTGGAGCCATCGAACCAACGTCGAAGCCAAGTTCCGTTATACTTCACTTCCTGTTCGTAATGATACGCCTGCGGGTTGGGTCTCTTTCGATCCCCTGCTACAATGGCGCAACCGCTATGCACTTTTGTCAAAGTGGCATTGGCGGTAACTGAGCTAAGAATCCCGTTGACATAATAAGCCCAACGGCCTGGTACTTGTTTAGAGTACGGATTCATAGACAGTTTCCAAGGTTTCCTGCGAAGTTACCTTCGCAGTGTACGGAGTCAAGTGACTCAGAACGGTG